ACAAGACTATAGCAAGGAGATAGTGTATGGGATATCGTGTTCTTCGTGACCGTGAGACTAAGTATCAGCCGCGCAAGGGTCTTGAAGGTCCCTTCTTCTATCCAAACGGTAAAGTAACATACTATGACCCGAAAGAGGGCGCATACTGGGACCCAACAACTGACTTTTATCTGTCTTTTGAGGAACAAACTGACCTCCAAAATATGATTTTTGATAAACTTAAGGCTTGACATTTCAAACCTACCGTTGTATAGTGATATATAAGCTGATAATTCAGGAGATACAATATGGCTCGTCGCCCCTCACTCATCAAAGCTAAATCCTCTAAGAAGACTACTCGTGCCCCTCGTCGCGGCGTCAACCGTTTTAGTCTGATGCCGACTGACAACTGGGATAAGGCTAAGTTCTTTGCTCACTATGATCTTGAGCGTAAGGATTGCGGCACGAAGGTCAAGGAATATATCAAAAAGAATTTCCCTAAGGATGTATTGATTAAGGTCAATCGTCTTCCCGATTGGAAGCTTGATATGCATAGTCATTGGGCTACTGCTGCACACTTGCTTGAAGTCAATCCTGACCTTGTTCCGGATGCCTATAAGACTGGCATTGTTAAGTGGGTCGAGACTCTTTCCCTTGAAGGTGCTGCTCTCACTGCTAAGAAGGAAGAAACCGAAGGCGAAGAAAAGCCTAAGAAGGTAGTTAACATTCAGGAAATCATGCGTGAAAAGGCTGACGAAGCCCTTAGCGACATTGAAGCACTGTTTGATGAATTTATTGATTCGGGCTGCTCTAAGGATTTCAGCGTTGATAAGAAGGTAGTAGGCGCACTGTCTGCACGAAATATTCTCCCGCAGCATATGGCTAGTGCTATCAAGCGTTACCAACGACTACTTAACGAATATCTTGAAGTTCAAGCTGGCAAGTGTGAACAGTTGAACGAAGGCTACGCTAATTACAGCAAGATGCAGATTCGTTATGCTATCAAAGTTATTGAAGACATTATCGCTGAAATGAATGGTTACGTCGGTCTTAAGCAGGCTGCTAAGAAGCCTCGTGCTAAGAAGGCTGTGCCTGTTGAACGGGTCGTTGCTAAGCTTAAGCACTGCAAGTCCTTCAAGGACGATGCACTCAAGCTTGAACTTGTTGGTCTAAGCCCCGTTAAGCTTCATGAGAGCACCGAAGCTTGGGTCTATGACACTGCTAAGCGTAAGATGCATCACTACGTTGCGGACGCTTACAGTAAGTGTCTGCTGGTCAAGGGTAACACTATCATCGGGTTTGATAAGAAGGAGAGCGGTATGAAGACGCTTCGCAAGCCCGTTGAACAGATTAAGGCATTGATGGGTAGTAAGCCTGCTGCTCGTAAGTATTTCAGTGAGATTAAGGCTGTTGAGGCTGTACCGAACGGTCGCTTCAACACTGGAATGATCATCCTCAAAGCATTCTAAAAGGAAAATATATGACAACTCAAATTGATTTAAACAAGTACGCTGATTTTGTTCTTACTGTAGCATCGGACCCTAGCAAGGATGCAGAAGAATTTGTGGAGCATATTCGTAAGCTACACAACAACAGCCGCGTTAATATCCCATTGCTACTCACTTCGGGCATTGGTATCGCAAGTGAGGGCGGAGAGTTTAACGAAATCTTGAAGAAGATTTTCTTTCAGGGCAAGCCCCTCAATGAAGAAAACATTTTCCATATGAAGCGTGAATTAGGCGATATCATGTGGTATTGGGTAAACGCTTGTAACGCACTTGGTCTAGACCCCAATGATGTTATTGCTGAAAACGTTAGCAAGCTAGAAGCACGTTATCCAGGCGGCAAGTTTGATGCACACTACAGCGAGAACCGTAAACAGGGTGACTTGTGAGCAATAAGCTTGAAGCATCTATTTTAAAACTTATCGCTGAACAGTTTGGTTTAGGCAAAGTACATCCTAAAGATCGTCTCATTGAGGATTTAAAGGGTGATGCTTTAGACGCAATTGAACTTGTAATGCGACTAGAAGAAGAATTTAATGTCCGAATACCTGATGAAAAGGTAGACGATATCATCACCGTACAGGATGCTATTGATTGCGTTACTAAAAGTAATCAACTAGTTTAAGCATGGTCATGTTCGTTTCCTGATAAATAAAGTATAACAGGAAACGAACATGGCAGCAGACCTTTTAGCGACACCAAATAATCAAGACTTAATTGAGTATAAGCAAGGGCTCTTTGAGAACCTTCGTCTACGTATGGGCGGTGACATTGTTGATCTAGAACTAGATCCACAACACTACGAAGCGGCGTACAACTACGCTATCAAGCTTTACCGTCAAAGAGCGCAAAACGCTAACATCGAATCCTACACTCTTTTCACCGTACAGAAGAACGTATACGAATATACACTTCCCCAAGAATTCATTAACGTAAGATCATTATTTAGGCGTACTGTAGGGCTTGAAACAGGCCCTAGCTCGACCGCATTCGATCCATTCTCAAGTGCTATTCTGAATACCTATCTACTAAACTACAACTACACCGGCGGTATGGCAACATACGACTTCTATGCTGGCTATGTAGAGCTAGCAGCAAGAATGTTCGGCGGATATCTCACCTATACCTTTAACCCGGTTAGTAAGTTGCTAAAGGTCACTAGAGACTTCAAAGGAACCGGCGAACGCATACTTATTTGGGCAGATGTGCAGCGTCCTGAACTTGAACTACTGCAGGATCCAGGTGCCGGCGTTTGGATTGGCGACTTCATACTTGCTGTTCTTAAAGGCATCATCGGTGAAGCTCGTGAGAAGTTTCAATCAATTGCAGGCCCAGGTGGTGGTACATCATTGAATGGTGCTGCTATGAAGGCTGAATCCAAAGCAGACCAAGAGCGTTTGATTATGGAATTGAAAGCCTACGTAGATTATTCGCAGCCTCTAACATGGGTGCAAGGTTAAGGCTTGACAAGACCCTCTTCCTGTGTTATATTACAATAATGATTATAGGAATAACAGGACTCATCGGTAGCGGCAAAGATACAGCCGCTGACTATCTTTGCACATTTCACGGCTTCAAGCGTATGAGCTTTGCTGGTACGCTAAAGGATGCTGTTGCAGTCATCTTTAACTGGGACCGTGAACTTTTAGAAGGTTCAACTAAGGCTAGCCGTGAATGGCGAGAAGAAGTTGATACTTGGTGGGCAGAACGATTGGGCATCCCTAATCTGACTCCCCGTTGGGTATTACAGCAATGGGGAACAGATGTTGCCCGCAAAAGTTTTCATAATGACATTTGGGTGGCAAGCGTAGAGAATCGTTTGCAGGGCATCAAGGATGATATCGTAATCACTGACTGTCGGTTCGGCAATGAAGTAGCCGCTATCAAGAATGCAGGCGGCATTACCCTTAGGACTCATCGCGGTGAGGACCCTGACTGGCTTGTAATAGCAGAATTGCATAATGAAGCGGATAATGACAAAGATAAAACATATCTTAAAGACCTGCTAGAACAGAATCATAATGTTCATGCTAGCGAATATAGCAGTGTTGGGCTAGACTACGACTATCACATTGACAATAACGGAACGATTGACTATCTACATACTCAGATGGAATCAATAATCAACCGTTAAGTCACCGCGTTTCCAAGTCACTTCCTTCTTCTTAACTACCTCGACGCAGTTTAAACATATGGTTCTTAGATTGTTGAACGCTACATTGGTTAAGTTGCCGTCAATATGAAAGACAGTCATCTGACTAGGATATAAACTCTTGAAGCCGCACAAGTCACAGTGCGGCTTCTTTTTGTATCCAGCCTTCTCCCAGCTAGGAACAATGGGTTTCTTTTTAGCCTTCTTTTTTCCGCAGTTATCACAAATGCGTCGGTAATAGGTTTTACCATTACGGATATAGTTTATAGCGCAATAGCTTTTATTGCATTCCTTACAGATTGGTCGTTGTAGAGGCATCAACTATTTAGTTGATTTTTACCTTTAAAGGTCCCCCTATACCAGCTTTTTTAATTTATTTTATAAATATAGTTACAAGCCCAGAAAAGTGTATTCTGGGTTTAGGTGGTAAACCTCAGAATCATACAAAGGAAAAAAGAATATGGCACTAGTATCTCCAGGCGTAGAAGTTACAGTAATCGATGAGTCTCAGTATCTTCCAGCCCCAACCAACACAATACCTCTTATTGTGCTTGCGACCGCTCAAAACAAAGCTGATCCTACTGGAACAGCAGTAGCAGTCGGCACAACAGCCGCTAACGCCGGCAAGCTCTATCAGGTTACTAGCCAGCGTGATCTAGTCACTCTTTATGGTAATCCATTCTTCTACGAAACTTCAAACGGCACACCGATTCAGGGTTACGAACTCAATGAATACGGTCTACTTGCTGCTTACTCTGCACTAGGTATTACTAATCGTGTATTCACCATGAGAGCAGACATTGATCTTGCAAGTCTTGTAGGTCAAACAGGACGTCCAACTGGTAATCCAGACAACGGCGCTTACTGGCTTGATACTACAACTTCAACTTGGGGTATCTATGAATTCGATTCAACAACTGGTCAGTTTGTATTACAATCTCCAATCGTAATCAGTTCTGCTGATCAAGTTACCGGTCATGTTCCTATTCCTAGCGTAGGACAAATAGGTGATTATGCAGTTGTTGCAATTCCTACATACGATTATCCAAGTGCATCTACTGCGGGAATGTTCTTCTATAAGACACCTAGTAATGAATGGGTACGTATTGGATCGGCAGACTGGGCTAGTTCTTGGCCAACAATTCAAGCTTCAGAGGCTGACCCGACATTGACTCCAGGTGATGTATTGACTCTTAACGTCAACGACCAATATGAATTAGAAGTGACTGTTCAATCTGCTCCAAACAATACAGTAAGCGTTATGGCAGCAGCTATCAATGC